CCCCTTATAGGAGATATTTAGAGGACAACTAAATGAACAATAAGCGTAAACTAGAGCTTCTGAAGGAAGCCAAACGTAGAGAAAAGCTGGGGGCATACAAAAAAGACTTCGCTCTTTTTTCAAAAGAACAAATTAGGATTATTACAAAGAATGCTTCACAAGGCTTCGTTCCGTTTGAGTTTAACCAAGCACAGTCTATTGTAAATGGTAAGATTGAAGAACAGCTAGAGGCTACCGGAAAGGTACGAGCAATTATTCTAAAAGCACGCCAGCAGGGTATTAGTACCTATTGCGCTGCTAGAGTATTCTGGAAGACATTCTTCACTCCTTACACCAGGTCAGTTGTGATGGCGCATGATAGCGCTACCTCTGATGCTCTTTTCAATATGTCGAGAAATATTATCGATAACATGGAGGAGCCACCTGCGCTAAACAAGTCTAACGCTAAGGAGATTCTATTTGAACATAACAAAAGTGGTTACAGGCTCTACACAGCGGGTGCTAAAGAAGCAGGACGAGGAACTACCCCTACTATCGCTCATCTATCAGAGGTAGGCTTTTGGCAGTTTGACGAGCAGATACTCGCAGGACTCTTCCAGGGAATCTCTCAGGAAAACGGTACTGAGGTATTACTGGAAAGTACAGCTAATGGAGCCAGTGGAGAGTTCTATCGGTTATACCAGGGGGCTATGAAAGGTGAGAATGAATACATTCCTATCTTCCTACCTTGGTTTATTACAGATGAATATCGTAGGAAAGCACCAGAAGACCTAGACTTAACAGTAGAAGAATGGGATCTAGTGGAAAAGTATGAACTAGATAATGATCAAATCTACTGGAGAAGGCTAAAGATAGCAGAATCAGGGGAGCGAAAGTTCCGTCAGGAGTACCCTGCTAGTCCTGAAGAGGCTTTTCTTGTCTCAGGTAACAGTGTTTTTGACCAAGAGGTTATTAACAGTATACAGGTTATTGCTCCTGACTACGTTAGAGAGTATGACGAGAAAAGTAGTTACTTTGAAGATGCTAAAGAAGGACACTTGGAAATATGGGTACCTCCTTCGTTCGAAGGCAGGTTTATTATTGGTGCTGATGTAGCACTTGGCGTAGGTCAAGACTACAGTACAGCAGTTATTCTTAATAAGGAGAGACAAGTCTGTGCGCTGTTTAGAGATAACTTCACGGATCCTAGTAACTTTGGTGATATTCTATTCTATTTGGGTAGATACTACAATAATGCCTTACTAGCAGTGGAGAGTAATAGTTTAGGAATTGCTACACTTAACCGTTTAAAGCAAATGAACTATGTAAACTTATACTATCAGACTAAGGCAGCTAATCTTCTCAACGATGAGGGTGGAAAACCTGGCTTTAGGACTACTGTCTCTACAAAACCTATGGTAATAGGAAACCTTAAGCGAGCAATTGAGGAAGAAGACATCTGGATTCCCTCAGACGTAATGGTTGGGGAGTTAAGAACTTATGTCTCAGCAGAAAACGGGTCAACTAATGCCCTCCCAGGAAACTATGATGATACTGTTATGGCTCTTGCAATCGCATTTGAAGCCTATAGAACACACCAGCATAGGTTAACTGATGATAATGTCTCGTGGAGAGATAAAGTAGGCCACTTAGTGGAGGAGAATACACAATGGCTATAAGAGGTGATGATAATCATCCAGGACTCAAGAACCTAGTGTCTATTAAAGACAGCGAGATGGCTGAAGAATGGCGCAAAAGAGGACTTGAGGTAAGACGAAAGAATAAAGAGAAGCGAGATTTAGCAAAACAAACTATTCTTGCTATGAAATCCCTTGGAGATGAGGCACCTGACGCTATGTCGGCACTAAACTACGTGCTAGTACAGGCAATGGAAGAGGGAGATACAGATCAAATCATTAAGGTTGCTAGTATTCTAGCAGAATACCAAGCACCGAAGCTAAGTAGGCAAGATGTTACACAGACAAACCTAGATGCTTCAGACCTCACGGACGAAGAGTTACAAGCGGAGCTAGATCGGCTTACGCTTCAGTAAAAAAACTACCATTGTCCTCACCTAGTCTGGGCCGCTAGGGGTAGGAGAGGCCCATTTTAATAAAGTTTAAAGGATTCACCTATAAAAAAAGAAATAAGAGGTATAGATCACCCATGAAGTGTGTTAAAGTATGTACGTTAGACGCCACAGGCAAGTACTGTATTGGGTGTGGTAGAACTCTTAAGCAAATAGAGGAGGCGGGTAAAAGATGACTATTGAAGTAGGAGGAGAAACCTTTTCAGGGTTTAATAAACCTAAAAGAACCCCTAATCACCCGACTAAATCTCATGCAGTGGCAGTTAAAAACCCAGCGACGGGTAGACCAAAGCTCATTCGGTTTGGTTCTCAAGGCGCTAAGGGTAGCCCTAAGAAAAAAGGTGAGTCAGAGAAGTATAGAAAGAGACGTTTGGCTTGGAAAGCAAGGCATGGTCCAGATATTAAGAAAGGTCCAATGAGTGCAGCTTATTGGGCTAATAAGGTTAAGTGGTAAACCCAGGAGCGGTAAATGACACAAGTAGGAAGATATCAACAGGTTAAACCTATATCTTCGGCTAAGAAACCAACGGAACGTAAGGTTCCTCTTTCTCAGCCAGGATCTAAAGGTTATAATCAGAAGACTATGGAAGGCAGTAAGCCTGTCTATAGTGGTACGGGCGGTAAACTCTAATGGGATATCGTTATAAAGAAGCCGTATCGGATGAAGAACTAGTTAACATTATTGAGGCAGGAGTTCAGAGTTCTTCAGGTGACTGGTTAAACAGTTCAGATCTAACAAGGGAGAGACTTAAGTCTACTTATGAGTATGCCGGAGTTGCAGCAGCACACCTAGCTCCTCAAGGCGTAAGTACAATTGTAGATACAAGTACTACTGAAGTAGTGGAGGCTTACACAGCCGTACTCTCCGACCTATTTTTGTCTAATAATAGAATCGCTAGGTTTATACCCTATGATGACAGTCCAGGGGCTTTTAAAGCCTCTAAGGATGCAGCTAACTTAGTTAACTACTGCATCTTTAAAAAGAATAAAGGATGGGAAATCCTACAGACTTGGATGAAGGCTTCTCTTCTCTGGAAGAATAGCGTTATTCGCTGGGACTATATCGAAGACTTTGATTACGTAATGGAAGAATATGAGGAGATTGATGAGGCTAAACTCGATGAAATCCTTGCGGATGAAAACATTGAAATTGTCAACGAGCTAACGCTCAATCCTACATCAGAGACTATTTCTTATATTGATGTACGACTACGCAAGAAAATTGATAAGAGCCGCATTAAGCTAGAAGTTATTCCACCTGAGTCTTTTAGAATTAGTAACGAAGCTAAAGACATTGAAGACGCTAACTTTGTTGGTATTCAGTCAGAGATGACACGTTCAGACCTCCGTAAGTTCTACCCTGAGTGGGCAGAGGGGTTAACAGAACAAGAGTGGCAATCTCTAGGAACTGACGAAGATTGGTTAGGTAGCGGTAACTACAGTGAAGACGTTGCTGCTAGAAAAGAAATTACTGGTCAGAGATACTGGCAGGGTTACGAAGGTAAAAATACTTATCCTGCAGAAGCTAGCCGTGAAGTTACACTAACTGAGTCTTGGATTCGGGTAGATAGAGACGGAGACGGTATTGCAGAGCTTAAGCACTTTATTACCGTAGGTAATCATATCCTCTATGAAGAAGATACTGAAACTATTCCACTAGCTAGTATTGTACCAATTGATATTCCACACGAATTCTTTGGTTTATCAATGGCAGACTTTACTCGGTCTTCTACTCTCGCTAGCACAGCAATCCTTCGTGGATTTGTAGAGAATACTTACCTAACTAACTATTCTCCTAAGCTAGCTGATCCAAACGTAGTAGACTTCAGTGCGCTACAAAACATGAAGCCTAAGCAGATTATCCCAACTAACGGTAATCCGCAAGGCGCAGTAGCAGCACTAGCACCAGAAACTATTTCATCAGGTACCGTACCTTTGCTTGAACATCTACAGATGATTAAAGAACAAGCGACAGGTATGTCAAAGGCTGCACAGGGTCTAAACGATACTCTTTATGTATCGGGTAACTCTGAACAGAAGCTTTCAGCTGTACAATCAGCTGCTCAAAAGAGGATCCAGCATATCGCGCGTAGATTTGCGGAGACTGGATTTAAGCGACTTATTAGTGGTATCTATAATACCCTTTATCAAAACATGAAAGGTAAACAGACTTATGCCATGGACGGTATCTACGGTACTGTAAACATGAGTGAGTTACCATCACGTATGGACGTTGAGATTATGTTAGATATTGGTGAAAACTCTAATGCTAATGCTATTAATAAGCTTAGTAAGATTGGTGCAGAAATATTACCATCACTAAACCAACAAGGTGCAGGTATGGTAATTAAGCCAACAGCCCCTGCAGTATTAGCAACTAAGCTAATTGAAGCAATGAATATTGATAGTAATGATTTTCTTGAAGACTATACTCAAGAAGACTTTGTACAGAAGGCAGCTCAAGTGCTTGATAAACAGAGTAAAGACGCTCAGCTTGATAAAGAAATTGAACAACGTAAAAAGATAGCAGATGCATCACTAGCAGAAGCCAACGTTGGTTATACTAACGCTCAAGCTAAAAATACCATGGATGATAATGCTCGTCAATTAGCTGTGTCTATTGATAAGCACTTCCAGGAATGGGCAGATATTGCTATTAAGGCAACTAAAGAGGGTGCAACCTTACCGGAGCATCCTTCCTATGATCAGGTTCTTATGCTTGCCCGTCAAATTATTATGGGGCAACCTGAACCACAACAACAGGAAATGACACAACAAGATGGACAAATACCGCAAGACAGCTGAGACGAAGCTAGGTAATACTAAGTCATACGGTAATCATAAAGTTCATCCTGAAGAATTGGCGCGAAGGGCTCATGTTAAGGGTCACTTCGCCGCCAAGGAACGGGATGAATTCTTTGATGAAGTATACGGTGAGGTTCTAATCGACCTCTTTATTGAATGGCTCAAGACGGAGCCGCATGAAACAAAGTCTCGTGAGTTTCTCTATAGCTCTGCTATGGCACTAGGAAGTGTTAAAGAGAAAATGATAGGCTTTGAAATGTATGGGAAGAATATTCCGCATATGATGGAGGACACTAATGGCGAAGCGACTAATTGATTACGCCCAACTTATTAAGAATTATGAAACTATGATTGATACGCTAGAGTATGACTCTATGCGTAGTGCAGGTAAAGCAAAGCTTAACGCTGAAGTACTTTATTATATGCATGAACTTAAAGATCGTTATAGTTCTAAACAACCTAAACCTGCGGTAGCACCTGTTACCAAGAAGGGAGGTAATTAGAAATGGAAGATACCAATGCAACAACAGACTCTACCCAATTGGATGACTCTGTAGCAACGGGTGAAAGTCGAACTGAAGAGGCTATGCTGGCTGACATTCTTCGTAATACTGAGTTTCTCAGAGACGATGAATCTCTACCCGATGAGCAAGTACCACAGTTAGACGCGGAAGACTCTGATGACGAAGACCCAGAAGAATCAGACGAAGCCGATAACGTTGATGATGAAGAAGAAATCGAAGAAGATGAAGTGGAAGCAGAAGATGCGGATGATACGTCTACCCAAGAAGCTGATGTCTACACTACTGATGACCTCGATTTGGATGCTGCTGTACTCGTTAAAATTGACGGGGAAGAAGTAGCTGTTACCTTTAATGACCTTATAAAAGGTTATTCTACTGAACAACATCTTTCTAACAAGGGTCGTGAACTTGGCGAAGCACGTAAGGTAATGGAAGAGGAGTATCAGAGTAAGATCCAAGAGATTAACTCGATGGCTCAAGCTTCTGCCGCTGTGCTTTATAGTCAAGAACAAGAACTCGCTAAGGAATACCATGAGATTGAAGCAGCTATTGAACAAGCTCGTGCTGATGGCGACACCTATGAAGTTAATGAACTGAAAGATAAACGAGAGCAATCTCAAAAACAATACTGGGAAGCACGCAAAAAACGTGAAACACTAGTACAGACAGTTCAAAAACAAGAAGAAGAAAAGTTAAATCAACAATGGTCTCAACAACTAGAGTACTTTAACGAAACAATTCCAACGCTAATTCCTGATTTTAATGAGGATACTGCAATGGCAATTCGTGAATTTGCTCTTGAAGAAGGAATTCCTGCAGAAGTATTAGATACTATTGCAGATCCTGTTATTGTTAAGTTTGTTGATGACTATCGTCGATTAAAACAAGGTGTCTCTAAAGGACAAGCTAAACGTAAAACCACTGTAGTTAAAAAAGCGCCTATTCGTAAAGCTAAAACTCGTTCCCAGAAGGAAACAAGTAATGCTGAACGACTAAGGCAAAAGGCTTTAAGTGGTAATGCTTCAGCTGATGAACAACAAGATTTTCTTAGGAGTTTAGCACAACGCTCACTTAACTTATAATACCTCGGAGGTATATGAATAATGGCTAATAATCTTGGTGTTCGCGGCACCGGAG